GGCTGGTACTAATCTTCGTAACCTTGCTTCATTGAATCAAGTTAATACTGCTGGTTCAGATGTTATGTTACGTCAAGGTACTTTACTTGACCTATCTGGCGTAATGCTTAAAGAGTCTGCTCAAGTTGTTTCTCATACTACTGTTGGTTCTGATGACCACGTTGTTAATGGTGCTGTGGCAGTTGGTGATACTGCTATCGCTGTAGATGGTACTCAGACTACTGATTGTGCCGCAGGTGATGTTGTTTCATTTAGTGGTTCTTCTGACAACTATGTTGTTGCTAATCAGACTACTAGTGCTTCACTTGTATTAAACTCAAATGGTGCGCGTTCAATTATTGCTAATGATGAGACTATCGCTACTGGTGCTAGTTACACAGGTAACGTAATGTTTAATCAAAACGCTATCGAATTAGGAATGAGAGCACCTGCTGTTCCAAACGGTGGAGATTCAGCTGATGATGCTATGCTAGTTGTTGATCCACATTCAGGTCTAGTATTTGAGATTCGTGTTTACAAAGGTTATCGCAAACAGATGATCGAGGTTGCCGCTACTTGGGGAACTAAGGCGTGGAAATCAGATAACATTGCTATCTTGATGGGTTAATCATATCAAAAACGGGGTGGGGTTATGACCACCCCCCTAATTATGGAAAATAAGATGCCTACGGAAAGAGCTAAAAAAGCTGTTAAAAAGACAGCACCAAAAAAAGTAGAGTTTGTCGTTATGATACGAAAGTCAGACGGCTTAAAGGCTAATGTTCATTTGAACAATGTTGAAAAGTTCAAGGATGCAGGGTATAAATAATGGCTCTTGATGCTACAGCAGGTAGTTCTAGCGCAGATGCTTACTGTACAGTAGCAGAGGCTGACGCATATAATGTTATGCATCCAGCAACGGCAGATTGGACAGGCACTGACACAGAAAAAGAAAACTGTATCAAAGTAGCAACCAGATGGCTTGATGAGCGTGTATCTTGGAGCGGTAATAAAGAAACCACCACTCAATTATTGAGAGTGCCAAGATCAGGATGGCTAACACTTGATAGCGAGAGTGTAGATGTTGCTACAGTTCCAATTGCTATAAAGAACGCTACAGCAGAACTTGCAAGACACATCAAGAAAGATGGTGACTTAGGAGCTAACGCAGACGGTAAAGGCGTAACAAGTGTTGGTGTTGGCTCTATTAGTGTGACATTTGATAAGTCAGATACAGCAGATGTTCTGCCGACTATTGTTCAAGAGATGCTAAGAGGCTGGGGTACAATCAATGCTAGAGCGAAATTTGGGACAGCAACGGTAGTTAGAACTTAATGGGATTAAAGTCTACAATTCAGGCTGTAGCTAAGGTAGCAAAAACTGCTACAGAAGATTTGTGGACCAGTGTTATATTCAAGTCCACAGCTTCCAGCGGCTACAATACAGCCACAGGAGCGGTTACGGTTAGCGAGACTAGCACTACAATTAAAGTCCTGTTAGAGAGCTATACAGAGCGACAAGTGGACGGCATACATATTATGTCGACAGATATGAAAGCAACATTCTTGCAAGAGGATTTAAGTGGATCACCAGATACAAACGATCTAGTTACTCACAGTAGCAAAGATTGGGGCGTAATTAATGTAAAAAGTGATCCAGCAGATGCAACTTGGGAGATACAGCTTCGTGTCAACAGTTAGTTTTAACGCAGATTTACAACGCTTCGCTGATAAGACAGGCGTTAAGTTAGATTTAGTGGTGCGTAAAGTAGCTTTAGATATTTACGAGAAAGTTACTGTAAAGACACCTGTTGATACAGGTAGAGCCAGAGGCAATTGGAATGTCAGTATGGGTTCACCAGATTTGAGCGTGAATAATAAAGCAACAAGAGCTAAGAGAGCAAGGTTAAAGAAAGGCGATGGAGAGAAAGTTATCTTCATAACTAATAACCTCCCATATATCAACGCTTTAGAGAATGGACATAGTGACCAAGCACCTAGCGGAATGCTTGCAGTAACATTGAATGAAGTTGAAGCAGGGATAAGAGATGTCATTCGAGGCTGAAAGAGCGAGTATTGAGGGTAGGCTAAGCGCAGGATGGGCTACTACAGCGATAGCTTATGATAATGTAGCATTTAGTGCGCCAGATAATGCGGCTTGGATAAGATTAAATATAGTAAACGGTGATTCAGGTTATCGAGTACTAGAGAGTAAAAAGCGACATACAGGAGTAATTATTATTCAGATGTTCGCACCAAAAAATCAAGGTTCGGGTGTTTTGAGAGGGTACGCTGATACATTGGCTACTTTATTTGAGGATCAGAAGTTTGATGATGTAGTTTGCAGAAATGCGAGCTTAACAAACGCAGGAATTAGTAATGAGTGGCATCAAATGAACCTTACTATTCCATTTTGGAGAGACGAATGAGAGAGAATTTATTATATCCACCTAATGGGGGTGATCCTGTAAAGGCGCATCCCAGCAAAGTAGATGAAATGAAAAGTGCAGGTTGGCTAGAAGCTCCTGCAAAATCCACTAAAACTAAAGAGGTAAATGAAGATGAGTAATCATACAGGAAGTGAGGGTGTTGTAAAAGTTGGATCAAATACAGTAGCAGAGGTTCGTGATTGGAATATCGCAGAATCAGCAGAGACTATTGATGACACAACAATGGGCGATACTGCAAGAACTAAGAAAGCAGGTTTAACCAGCGCAAACGGCTCACTAACAGCGTATTGGGATGAAACAGACACAAGCGGTCAAGGTGCTATGACTGTTGGAGCAGAGGTTACATTAAACCTTTATCCAGAGGGTGCAACTTCAGGCGATACTTATGCCACAGGTTCTGCGATTGTCACAGAAACAGGCAAGTCAGGCACAAGCGAAGGTATGGTTGAGACAACTTTCAGCTTTGAGTTTAACGGTGCTGTAACTTGGGGTACGGTAGCATAATGGACGTACTTGACAAAGCTATTGAGCACTTTGATTCGTTTGAAGTACAACAAATTGAAGTGCCAGAGTGGGATTGTACAGTTTATTACACCCCATTCACCTTAGCAGAGAAGAAGAAGCTCCTTAAATTCGCTAAAAGTGATGATATTGAGTTTCTGATTCGCACATTAATACTGAAAGCTAAAGATGCGCAGGGTGAATCAATGTTTGATGTATCAGACAGAGTTACCCTGCTCAATAAAGTTTCAGATGTAGTTATCACTAGAATTGTAAATGAAATCTCTGCTGTACCAGAAGTGGATGAACAGCTGGGAAACTAAACAGCGATTCGGAGTTGTTAGCTAAATATCGGCTTGCGGATCGACTTCAAAAAACGGTAGCAGAGATAGAGGAGATAACTTTAGAAGAGTGGCACGGATGGCTGGCATACTTCTCTATAAAGGATAAAGAAAATGGCTGAAAATATTGCTACATTAGGAATAAGAGTTGACCCTAGAGGTGCTGTAACAGGTGCATCTAAGGCAAAGCGAGCTATTCTTGGAATAGGTAAAGCCGCAGATAGAATTAAGCGGTCAATATTCAGCTTGCAAACGGGTATGCTGGCGTTAGGTGCTGGCGCAGTAGCAAGAGGGTTTATCCGTACAGCATCATCTCTCGAAAAACTGAAAGTGCAATTAAAGACTGTTACAGGCTCTACAGTTAAAGCAAATGTGGCGTTTAATCAATTGGTTAGATTCACCACTAAAACACCTTACGAGATAGAAGAGGTTACTTCTGCATTTGTCAAACTAAAAGCGTATGGATTAGACCCGTCAGAAGAGGCTCTAACCTCGTTTGGTAATACTGCTTCTGCTATGGGTAAAGACCTTAATCAAATGATAGAAGCTGTTGCGGATGCGGCTACTATGGAGTTTGAGCGTTTAAAAGAGTTTGGCATTAAGTCTAAGCAAGAGGGTGACAAAGTTATGTTCACCTTTCAGGGCGTAACGACAGAAGTTCAAAAGGATTCAGAAGCTATTCAGGCGTATCTGATGAACATTGGTAATACTAAGTTTGGTGGTGCAATGGCAGACCAGATGAATACCTTACAGGGTGCTTTATCAAATTTGAAAGGTAGCTGGACTATATTCCAAGATCAAGTTATGGATGCAGGTGTATTTGATCTTATTAAGGTGTCGCTAGACCATATATCAGAAACCTTATTCGGGGATCAGAAGTCAGTAGCGGCTAATGCTAAAAAAGCAGGTGAAGAGATAAGCACATTTTTCAGGGAGGCGTTATTCGGTGCGGCTGCTTTTGTAGATGTACTATCTCCAATCGTTAGAACTATAGGCTCATCAATAAAAGATTTATGGGAAGGTTTTAGGTCACTACCAGAATGGGTGCAACAAGCAGGAATAGTTGGAGCGTTTATTCTAGGTAAAAAAGGTACATTAATTATAGCTACCACTGCCGCACTAGTCGATGGGTTGGCTAAAAAACTAGAGGAGATAGTGTCTTTAGGTACATTAGGTGATTTAGGCATAGGCACAACAGACGATAAGCTAAATCTTCCCTCACTGCCAGAACCACCCACTAGAACACCAGATGTAAATGAGGGTGAGGCACTTGGTTGGACGATAGAGCTAATTAGAAAGCTAGAGGAGCAAGCGGAAGCAAGAAGAAAACTGTTAGAGCTACAGAACGGTCAAAACGAAGCGCAGGAAGAAAATAACAATCAGATGGTTGTTGCCAATGAGGGATTGACAGCGTTTCACGAAAAATGGGCAGAGATGGCAGAGACAATCAGAACTCCAATGGAGGAGATTGGAATAATGACTGCTGAAATATTTGGAAAGGGTGGCACTCTTGCAACAGGAATAGGTAATGCGACCGCAAAGGCATTAGTGTTCGGCAAGAGCTTTAGTGCATCAATGAAAAGTTTAGGTCAAACTATCATTAGCTCAGTGATAGGTAATCTTGTCCAGATGGGCGTACAGATGGCTATTAACTGGGCAAAGGAAAAACTGTTTAAGATTGCCGCTACAACTTTAGACACGACTACACAAGCCACTAAAACTGCGACAGCAATTATGGCATTAGGCACAGTGACTACGGCAAGTGCGGCAATGGGTGGAGTCACAGCCGCCGCTTGGGCTCCTGCCGCCGCAATGGTATCACTTGCTACATTCGGTGCAAATGCCGCACC